AAACTTTCAACTCGCCATGCTGTACCTCTTATTAGATAAGATGGGCGGTGTTTATGTGGGTCAATCTCTACCCACTCACCAACTTTTAAAACTCTTTCAAATATCTTGGTTGTTACGGTCATGTCAATCTCCTTTGTTGGGTTTAATGGAATTAATCAATCAAGGGCGCGGTCAAGATTAAGCGGTTAATGAACGGGCGGATTCTGGTCTACCATCACGTTTTTTCATCTCCCTGTCTTCATTTAATAAAGCAATAAACCAACGAACCCCATCGTCTGAGATTCCGTTTAAACAATCAGGATGCGAGAGGATGTATTCCACTAAATGATCATTCCGAATGTAAAACTGTCTTGTGCCTTCAGAGTGATGTTTTAGCCCGTTATTTATCCATCCACGAATCCTTTCTCTTGAAAATCCTAGTCCTATAAAAACTGCCGTGGCTCCATACCAACCACTGTTAGGTCTTAGGCTTTGTCCGAGATTTAATAACTTATTTTGAACGGATAATATTGTTCGCTCTTGATAGCCTTTTTTAACGGCTAGTTGATTATATCGAATAACTAATTGGGTGAACGGTAAAGTTTCTGCTAGTGCTATCAAGGTTTCAGTTTCCTCGTGTGTCCATATCCAACTTGATTCCTTTAGGTTGTTTCTAACCTTTGAATATTTGATATCAATAGATGCTTTTGTTCTCCCTAAAATTTCAGCAATCTGCGCATGAGTTTTTTTGCTGTCTTTTAAAAGTAGAAGTTGTTCTATCTCAGCTTCTGTCCATGTGTTCTTGTAATTTTCTAGCATTCTCAAACTCCTTGATAATTAGTGGGTTTCTATCTTGACCTCGCCATATTTTTAAACTGAGTAAACTGGGAATCAAATAATAACTTAACCGTTCCGGTGGGGCCGTTGCGATGTTTGGTTAAAATGATTTCAGCTACCCCGGCTTCTGAACTGTTGGGATTGTAGTAATCATCTCGGTAAATCATCATTATTAAATCCGCGTCCTGTTCCGTTGATCCCGATTCTCTCAAGTCGGACATCATTGGGCGTTTATTAGTGCGTTGCTCAACACTTCGATTTAACTGAGATAAGACAATAACAGGGACGTTTAAGTCCTTTGCCATTCCCTTTAATCCCCGTGTAATTCTTGACAATTCCTGCACCCGATTCTCGCTACCACCATCCATTAATTGCAGATAATCTATTAGGATTAAACCTAGTTTTCCATCGTTTTCGGCTTGCAGTTTTTGAGCTTTTTTCTTAATTTCATTGACAGTAGGGTTCGAGGTATCGTCAATAAAAATCGGCAATTCTGCTAACTTACTAATCGCCTCTGTTAACGGCTCCCACTCATCTTGCTGAATATTTCCCGACCGCAGCCGCGTGCTTTCGATTTTTGCTTCCCCTGCTAAAAGTCGTTGGACTAACTGACCTTTGGACATTTCTAAACTGAACACCGCAACGGGTAATCCTTTTTTAGCAATCTTAAAACCAAACTGGACTGCTAAGGCTGTTTTTCCCATTGACGGCCTACCAGCCACAATAATTAAATCTGAACGTTGAAAACCTCCTGTCATTGCATCTAAATCATAGAAACCGCAGGGAACACCGGGGGGAATTTTGCTTTCACTCCGATCTTCAATTTCCTGAAAGGTATCAATCAGGGTTTCACCAATTGAAACTAAATCTTGCTGACTTTTCCCCTGGGAAATATTGGCAATTTGTTCTTCTGATTTTTGAATTACAGTCTCTAAAGGTTGACTGGTATCTTCTGCTAGTTTGATAATTTCGTAAGCAGATTCAATTAGGTTTCTTCGGGTTTGTTTATCCGAGATTAATAGACCGTATTGATCGATGTTTGTGGCAGAAACGGTGCGCTCTAATAGTCGGGTTAACCCTAATTGCCCCCCGGCTTTTTCAAGTAATTTCTGATCGGATAACCAAGTTGTGACGGTCATCAAATCCGGTGTTACTCCCTCGGAATATAAAGCTAAAGCTGCCTTATAAATCGTTTGATGCGATCGCAAGCTAAAAGACTTAGGTTCTAATGTTTCTGCAATTCTCCCCATAGCTTCGGGGTCTAAGAGAATGGCTCCTAAAACAGCTTCCTCAGCCTCGACGTTTTGCATGATTACTGCTTCCATTATTTCGCTCCGTTTAAGTTTTTACTCATTTTTGTGGCGATCAGGTTATTTAGAAATTCCTGATTTTTTACCCGTTGTTCCTCTGAAAGTTCTGGCTTGAGTCCATTGGGTTTGAATTCCCGTTGCTCAGGGGGAATGATTTGCACTGGGCGCTCAAATTCTCGCGGGGATTTTCGGTAGGCTTGCCAGTGGATCTTGAAATCGTTGCTCAGGTATTGCAGTTGGGTACTTTCAATCGATCCAAGGTGAGATATCCCACCGAGTTTGAAAATTGCGTACTGGGTAGCATCATCCAAATTATTTAACGGGAGGCGGTTAGCGAGCGATTCTAGGCATCTTGACCAACAATTAGATACCAATTCACGGTCGGACTCTTTAACGAGTGCTAAAAGGTCTTCTCCCGTGGGGCAAGCTCGAAATTTAAAAATCGCTTTTCGGATTGCTGTTTCAAATTCGTCTGAGGAAAGTTGGCTAGAAAGTTCCTCAAACCAGACTTCGTACTTCAATTCGGTAAAAATCGCGTCTGGGAAGTTCGCTTCTAGGTTGGACACTCCGATCATGAAAGTCTGCATATCAAGCATGGTTAGGCTCCTTTGGCTTGTGAGTTTTTGCGATCCTGAACCCGTTGGAGAACCGCTATTTTTTCTTCTAGGGATAAGTCTTTAGTGCTTCTGACTTGTGTTGAGGCTGTGGTTTTAGCTTTTGCTTTGAGCCAACTTTCGGCATCGGCCAGAATTTTTAGCGGTTCGGATTTCCACTTCTGAGCTAGGGAAGATTTGGCGTGGTTAGAGTTGCAATCCTTCCCTCTGTAATGGGTGCATTTGCTTAACAGCACCCGGTAATATTCCAAAAATTCAGGGTCGGGGGAACGCTCACCTCTCATGGCTCCGGTCGCCGCAATTTGTTTCCAGGTCGCCATATTTTCTGCGGTTGTGTCTGTTGGCAGAAATCGAGAATCGAACTCGACGGCGGCGGGATGTTTGATCTCAGGAGTAGGAAGATGGTTTTTAACAGGTGGGTCTTGTTCTGGGCTTTGGTGAGGAGTCAAGTCCTCTGTACCCTCTTGTCCGTGGTCTTCGTTTGAAACTAAAACGGCTTCGTTTGGAATCCCCCCCCACTCCGATTCCCCTTGGGGGGTAGGGGGGTCTTTTGAATTTAAGACTTGAATATTTAGATCATGAATTATATAAAGATCAGAGTTTAAATCTGAACTCTGTACACTGTTTAAATCTAAACTCTGGCGGTTTAAATCTAAACTCTGGGAGAGGTTTGAATTTAAACTCTCATCGTTTATATCTAAACTCTGGGATTTGGTTTTCCTTTTGGAGCTAAAACCCTTACTAGCCTTGGCTTCCCTCAATGATTGCTCTACTTGTTCAATGTTGAATCTGTAGAGAAGGGTTTGATCTCTAGGGATTGAACTAGGTTTGCTTTCGATGAAACCCTTATTTTTCAATAGCTTCAAAGCCTCGATCACTTTGTTGCGCTTAAACGTCCCACAGATGGCATCGACAAAGGTTTGAATCTTTTCATAGAGCCACTCGCTAGGAACCGGAGTAATTTGACCCCCGTTTTTGATTGCCTCGGCGTTTTGTTGCTCTATTCGTTCAATCTCCCTGAATCGGTGGGCTGTCCAATACTCTAAGGAATGCAATATCTGAGCCGCGCAAGCATCCCCAGTTATTTCGAGATAATCAACACGGACAACGGAATAGCCGCCAAAATGCTCGTCAATGATGCTGTCAATCATGCTCCCCCCAATCGTTTATAAGCTGGTGGGCGAGGGTCACAAATGTATTGCTTCCTATCATCTGGAAGGACTCGAAGGTAGTCATTTTTCAATCTCAAGGATTCAAAAATCAAATACTCCTCTACCCAATTACCACTCAGAAGTTGCCACCGGAAAAATAATAAATAATCCGTTTTGTAAAGCTCGGACAAACTCTCTAATACCGAGTTATCATCTGTTTCTGAATGCCAAAGATCGTTAACTTTTAAAACCCACGGGGTAGGGTGGGAAAGAATAAAAGCCAGTATTGCGTTTGCTTTGGGACTTAGCCGACAATCGGTAAGGATTGGGCTTGTTCTATCACCGCTTCTAATGACAATCATGCAGCCTCCACTTCCCACTTACTGGGATGTATTAGTGAAATAAAACTTCTCATTCGCGTCTCCCTTCCCCACGTTTAGGGGATTTGCTATCTGGTGTTTGTTCAGTTGCTGCAAATTTGCCATACTCAAACCCTTGAGTTTTTGGCGGTGGGGTCTTGTTTTCTCCCCTTCCTCTGTTGACTGATTCCAAAGCCAGTAATGGCAGCACCATTAAAGCCAGGACTGTGACCGTTGTTATTGAGATTTGAAACATAATTGGGTTAATTGTTAAAAACTATCGGCTAAATCTAAACCACCGCTTCTTATAGCTCGCTCCAGTACCTCTGATCTTGTGATCCCAAGGTCTAGGGCTTTTTGCCCTAACAGCCTTGCTGCGGAGTCAGTGAGCATCACTGACCGGGGGATCTTCTTTTCCCCATGTACCCATTCGTCAGGTCGTTCTCGGAGTTTCTTCTTAATCATCAGCCCTTTCCTCAGTTGACAATATTTTGACTATATCACATAAAAAAATATTTATCAACCCCTTGACATAAATTTTTATTGGTGCTAGATTTATTTACATAAAGCCAAAAGCGGTCAGCACCCGACTTGATATCAGTGCTGACCGCTTAGGGATAAACCCAACTAAACCATGATAGCAACAACCGTCCAAATTAATCAAGTCCAGACCGCGCCCGCCCCTCTGATTTCCCCTGAAGTTATGGCACTGGCACTAAACAAAGGAATAGCTGCCCAGGTTATTTCCTGGGATACGTTTGGGGAAATCAACCCTACACCTGACGCAATTATGGGTATTTTTACTAATCACGACATTTTTAAATTTGTATTAGCAGATGGCGGTGCGATTCTGATTGGGGCTGATCAGTTCCTAAATTATTGGGAACAGATTCAACAATCAAAACCTGTTACTGAACCCTCACCCTCTCAAGAAACGATTGTGGCACTAGCCAAACAACAGGGAACGGCAGTTTATGCAGGCTGTTGGAAACTGGGTTTTGTGGTTCAGTACAAATCTGATTATTATGCAGTTTCCGAGGTGTTAGTTCACGGAAAAGGGTATCAATACAGCATGTCCCGCCATAGCTCATTTCAACTCGCCGCCGACTGCTTAATTGAGCAGTCATGGACTGAGGAGGAAAACCGCTATTAATACCCATAGAACAACCGAGACCTGAACAAGTCCCTAAAAGGTTCAACAAAGCATTAATTATTTAAGGCAAAAAAAAATGAACAGTAACTACATCACGCTGGGAATCGAACCCTTAATCTTTGACACCTACCAAGAATTTAAAGAATGGGTGGGAGAGAATGGGGAAAATCCCACCTTCAGATGTGAAGGAATCATAGGATTTCCGAATAAAGAAGAAACTGATAAATTTAACCGAGTCTATCGGATCGAATATCGTTACGACAACGGATCGGTGAAATATTACAAATCCCACGAGGAGGTGGCGTAATGGATGTTAAGCAGTTGGCTGAAAGATTCGTCGAATTAATAGAAGAACGCGACTTCATTGTCGAGTTCAACGAAACCTATAACGACCGATGTATTGAGATTGATGATCGGGAAATTCCTGCAATCATCAAACAGGCTTCAGAAAATTCAATTCCAATGGATGAATTTAATTTATTAATTCATTCAATCTTCCAAGGTCGAGGTAACAGTCCATCAAACTAATCGCTTTTCCCTTACGTTTCACAGTGCGATTGTGAAGCGTTGGGGCGGTGCGATTAAGCCCGAATTAAACTTAACAGAAATCAAGTAAAACAATGACAATTACAAAAGAGATAAATAAATTAGAGCGAGCTATTTTTAAGCAATGGCATTATGTGGTGGGAGGTGAGCAAATCCCAGTTAATGAATGCAGGAAATTAAAGTACGTTGATACAAAACTTTGGGGTGACGTATTTCACCACATCTATGAAGGTAAAGATGGTAAATTATTTTGCTATTCGGATTGGTACTCATGTCACTGTGCGTCTGAGGGTTGTTGGGTTAGCTACTGCTACTTATGATCGCTTTTCCCTTACGCTTCATAGTGCGATTGTGAAGCGTTGGGGCGGTGCGATTAAGCCCGAATTAAACTTAACAGAAATCCAATGAAAACCACAACAAAAACCACTGAAACCGAAGTTATGCAAACTGAAATTGCCGAAATTAAACCAGTTGAAGTTAAGTCCGTCATCCAAGATGAGTTTGCATCCGAGGAGTACATTGATCCAAACGTCAAACTCCCTCGTATCCAAGCACTTCGAGGCGAAGATCCTACTCAATGCGGATATTTTGTACCTCTTAGTCAGGCTGCAAAAGCTGGGTGGCTAAGTTGGGAAGAAGATCAACTAATCGACTATGTTTTCAATAGTGGAGAAACAGATCGAGGTTTGCTGTTCACGTCTATGCGGATGCTGGTATGCCCTCGGACTCCCTGCTTGGCTTTGGATGAGAAAGAATCAAAGAAACAAGAACAAAATGTTTTTATCGGCTATTACAAACGGTCGCTCTACAAAGACGATCCGAACGTTAAAAACTTTCAGGCTTTTGATGTGATCCTTTTAGACAAAAACAATAAGCCCATCCATCAAATTCCCTTAAGTTTAAAACTCAAAGGTGGCGCACAAGGTAGTTTTGCGGGTGAGTGGGATAATTTTATTGAAGACATGACAAACTGTCACCGCATCGTTAATAACATGAAGCCACACACAAAGAAACAACCTTTTAAATCTTTATGTGTCTTCGTTTTTAACGTCAAGCGCGAGATGGTAGGGGATAAAATCAAATCCCCGGCGTGTAAAGTTGTTGGGTACGAAAAACCAACTCTTGAGAATTGGAAGGATTACTTTGTCGGCTTTGATGCTGACACTAAAGATTTTACTTTCACAAATCTACCAGATCGCCCGTTAATCGCACCCCAAGAAAATCAATTAGCTCTCGCCGGATCACCTGATCATGATAGCGATATTGTGTTCTAAATCATTCAACTCTACCAAATCTAAATTAACTCAGGGGGTGAAATTCCCCCAATACAGCATAGACAAGGAGAGTATGAGAACTTTAGCTTTAGCTGTTGACAAGAAATGGTTTGACATGATTGCATCCGGTGAGAAGAAAGAAGAATATCGGGAGATTAAACCATACTATGAAAGCCGTTTCAACAAGCCGATCACTCATATCAAATTTACTAATGGATATGGTCACAGCGTCCCGTCTGTAACAGTTGAATTGTTGGGGATAGGGAAAGGCATTCCCAAGCCAGAATGGAGTCAGGGAGAGAAAACAATCAAGCAAGGGGAGGAGTCTTTCATCCTTGCATTGGGGGAGATTGTTGAGGTTAATCCTGGGGAATTAGCGATCGCATAACTTCAACTCAACAGAAAGGAGGTGATGTTTAGACGAGGATCATCAGTCATCTGGTGTTTGTGTAAGTAAGACGAATCAGGGGTAGGAAAGACCCTTGAACTACCCCTTTTTTTAACAAATTAA